AGAAGCGCGAGCACAACTTAGCGCGCGTTTTGCGACGAGGCTTAGAGGCAGCGGAAGACCACTGCCTCTTGTCGGCGACCGCATTGAACCTGAAGCGAATGATAAAATACGCCGGATGACGCCAGTGGGCGTCTTTTTTTGTTGGCAGGGCGGAGCAGAGCGAGACTTTGTCAACAGCACCAATTTTGGACGAATTGCAAAAACTAAAAGATTTGCACGATTCTGGTATAATCCCAGATGAATTATTCCAAAAGAGATCGGAATCCTTAGTGGAGAAAATGTCTAATTTGGTAAATGCCAATAGTTCAAACTCGCCAAACTTTTATGTGGAATGTGAACGCCCTCGTTCAGTTATGGAGGGGAAATCAATTTTAATTATTGATGGAGAAAAAACCGGGTATAATTTGGACGCGCCCGTTTCTCTACGTCTCGATTTTGGCTTCCACACAATTTCGATTGCTCGCGGATGCGTTTCAAGCCAAAAATTTAAGCTGAATGTTTGCGAGTCAAAAACATATAAATTGACTTTTGACCCCAAAACAGTCAGCATTGATGCAGAATTGGTAGAAAAATAAGCCACCAATCAGCCGCCCTTTCCGGAGGGCGGTTTTCATATCCATTTGCTGATAACGTCCTCGTCCTGTTCCGTATACTGCCGCTTGAAGTCAACCAGGTGCCGGTTCTGCTTGTAAAACTCCTGTTCGCTTTTATCCAGTTTCTTCCCCTTTGCCTTTTTGTTGCGGATTCCCACAACCTGGGCAAAGGTGCAATCCCCGATTTCCTGATACGCGGATACCCACGTCCACCAGTGCAGATACTCAACAGATCTGACTTCTTGTCCCAGAACGCGGTTGACTGGGGCAACGATCAGGGGAAAGTCCTGTTGCCAATCCATCAGCTTCGGCCCACGCTTTTCTTCACGCTGCTCTTCGCCGCAGTTGATGAATTTTGCGCATTGCTTGATCGCTTCCTCGTAGTAGCTCTGCGGCATTTCCGCGAAGTCTGGATAGAAAATGTCAAGCATGGCCTCGGCCTTTTCTTCCTCCGACAACTCAGCGTCAGACAGTGCCTCAATGATCGTTAGGATATCGCGATAGTCAGAGCGTATCTGGTACTCAGTGCCGTTTACCTCTACGGCAGTCGGCAGATCGTACCTCATTTGTGGTACTTCTTCGTATACTTGCTCACGCGGGGGTTGGTGGCTTTCTGCTCACGGGCAAAGGTGGTGTCAACCTCATCCATGATGGCAAGCATCAGGTTCGCCCACACAGGCAGGCCGTCCGCCAGCGCATATACGTTCATCTCGCCAAACAGGGCAGAGCAAATGTCAAAGCCGAACACATCGTTGATGATCTCGCGCATTTCCTCGTCCATCTTCCGGGCGGTTTCAAAAACTTCCCGCTTGTTGGCAGTCTTTTCCACCTCTGCCTTGTACGCATCCTGCTTCTTGTCGAGGATGTCAAAGGCGTTAAACAGCTTTTCCACAAAAGCGCTGTCGGTGGGGTTAAAGGAGAATTCGCATTTTCCGTTGATGTTGTAGGTAACTAAACCGGTATCGAAAATCAGGTCTTTCATAATAGCCTCCGAAATTGGGGCGGGTTTGCGCCCGCCCCTTTGTTTTTAAGCCCCTGCCGTAAAGGTCACACCACTGGTATCCTTGGTAATGGTGCCCAGGGTACGATTGCCGCCGTAGGTGATCTCACTCGTGATGTTGAGCGTACCGCCGCCGTCGCCGCCTATGCCCGTCACGGCAATAGCACAGGAATCATACCGCTCGGCAAACTTCGCCTCGCCGGACGTAGCGTAGAAGTGTCCAATCATCATGTCCTGATTGGCAAGAGCCTGCGCGTCATGATCCTTGACGGCAAGGTTCCACATCTTCACCGCAGCAGCGTCACCAGCATCCAGAGGGATGGGATCAAAGGTCTGGGAAATAACGGGCTTCTTCATGGTGGTGAAGGTGTTGCCCAGGATGTCCTGTTTGCTCTCCTGACCCCAGTCCATCTCTTCGCTGGAATCCTCTACGCGCTTACCGATGGCGCTCCAAGCGGGAGCTTCCTTAGAGCCGGTATTCAGATACGCGATCAAAAGCTCGCGGTCAATGGTCTGACCTTCGGGCGTCGCAAAAGTTAAATCTGCCATTATACATTCACCTCGTAAATCAGTTTTAGCGGGACCATGTAGTCCTCGTATTGGTCGCTTGTCGCGCCGAGATACGATGCAAACGCAGAAGTCTCAACGCGGAGGGCGCGCCTGCCCTCTCCAATGTCCGGTCGCTGCATCTGCGCCCAGTCCGCAAATTTGTTCAGCACTTCAACCGCCTTCAAGCGTGTATCGTCACTCTTGCCGGGTGGTGCAATCTGGTAGTGGATTTCAAACGAATACTCCGCCTGATATCCACCGCAGATATACTTCTTGGTGATAACGGCCCCCTGAACGGAGGAAAGCGCCATCCCTACCGTTTTCGCCGCGAAATACTCGTATTTGATCAGATCCACATTCTTTGGGATACCGGGAAAGCGGTTTGCCCAAATCAGCATCAGGCGGTCAAGATCTGCTTTTTCGCTGCTGGATGCCAGCATCACAGGTTTTTCTTTAGAGATCATGCTTCACCGCCTTTTCTGCTACACGCACCCACTTTTTCATGTTCTGAGCCTTGGACGCCTCGAACCAATGGGAGCGGGTTCCCGGTCTGTGGAAAATCAAATCCTTTTCTGGCACTGCCGGAACCTTTGTAACGCCCTTCCGTGCATAAGAGCTTCCGGTCAGCGGGTCAACGTACAGTTTGCCGTAGTACAGATATCTGGCATACGGCCCTGGATAAACAACCGTGTTTCCCGTTACCCTTGTACGCGTCCTAAGAGAGCCTGTGAGCATAGGCACAAACGGAGCGGTATCTTTGGCGACCTGCACCGCCAGAACGTGTTCTGCGCGATCACAGCCCTTGGAAACAGCCTCTTTTACAGCGTCCATGCCGTCCGTCTGAACGGAAAATTTCAACGCCATATCACACGCCTCCGACCTGCCAGTGCTGCATATCAACGCTGCCGAAATCCTTTTCGTCAACCTTGGTCACGGTGTAGCAGTTGTCTTGAGCCAGCGCCACGGTTTCGTTATCCGTCACAAACTCGCCTTTGATGAAAAACGTTGTCCCGCCGTTGCCTTTGACAGAAAGCGTCCACAGGTCGGTTTTGTCCTCCGCTGCGTAAAACCGCTGCGGACCGGCATAGGTTTTTGCCTTGCCAGTAAAGCCGTCCACGGCTTCCACGTCAAACGGAATGTAGAGGTCAACCGCATCCGCTCCGGCAAGGCCGCTCTCGCGCACGTTAACCGCCTTAGACGCTTGCAGCATCACGCCACGAAGTACGGTCACATACAGCTTTTGCGTTTCCTGAAACGTCTCCTTGTCGGTTTCTTTGACCGGATTGTAGACCGTTACAGTGTGGGGAGCGTACATGATCCGCACCCCCTTCCTCGGTACAGCAAGCCAGTGTGGGCAAGATACTCCATGCAGGTCTCTGCGAGCAGCTTTCTTGCCCCATCCGTAGCGTTCAGCGCAGAAACGGCAGATTCGCCGCCGGTCGCCAGTGTGCGGGAATAACCGCCAACCGTTTCGCTTTTGACTTCTGTATCATTAGCGGCAGCGCTCGCAAGGTTCTTCATTGCAAGCGCCTGCGCGGCTTCGATAACCGCGTACTTGTCAACCAGCGCACAGCAGCACATCTTTACCGCATCCAGATCCGCGTTGTCCTTGGCTCGGTTTTGCGTGAAATAATCGAGGAAGGAGCTGGCCCGGACAGCCAGACGCGGAAAATCCCCACTGCTTACAGTGCCCATATAGACACCGGAGTAGTATGTGTAATCAGCGTATGTCAATTGGGTCAGCTCCTTTCAAATTAGCCAGAAACAGTGACAGTGGCAGTGCCGGTCTTTGTGCCGTCCTGCTTGGACTTGGCGGTAACGGTAATACTGCCCTTGGTTTCGGTAGCGGAGACAGTCAGGACGCCCTCATCGCTGATTTTGCTCTTGGTTCCATCCTGAGACCATTCAACCTCGCCGTTGATGATGCCCTCACCGTCAACCTTGGCGGTAAACAGCTTGCTCTCGCCCTTCTTTACGGTGGCGGTAGCAGGGGACACAGCAACGGTGGAGATAGCACCGCCCTTGCCGTAAACGGAGAAGGGGAACGGGTTCACCTTTTCTGCGTTGTAAGCGTTGATGGGGTTTGCAATCTCCCAGCCAAGGCGCATGACAGCGCGCAGTGCGACCATATCGTTCTGCATGAGGTTGTAAACGATTTCCTTCGTGGCGGGGTCCTGGATAACGCCCTCGGTGAACACCTTGAAAGTCATATCCTGGCGGATGGCATAGACGAGCTGGCTCCAATCGCCGACGATCATCTGTGCTTGCGCAGGGTCGAACGCGCCGTTCATGGGGAAGTACATGTCCATGCCGTCGAGGCCGTAGCGGGTAGCGCCCTGCATATCGGTCTTGAAAATAGGCTGACCGGTGGTGTCTTTCAGCCCACGGAGCTTGCCGCGCATCTGAATAGCGGACATCACGCCGTTGGGATTGAAGCCGTCCAGCTCGACCTTGGAGATCAGACCACCCTCGTCCATGATGTCGGCGTAAATGTCAGAGCTGACAGGAACACCATTTCCCGCAGCAATAGCAGAGGGCACAATGCCATCACGCCAGGTGCTGGGCTTATTCTTGCCAAACAGCATAGCGCCGTCAATGACATTGCCGAAAGCCTCGGTCAGGCGGGGCTTGACCTCGCCCCAAATGTCATAGTCCGCATCATCGAGAGCAGCCTCGGGGATGGGGACGATAACAGCGATCTCCTCGGCGTACAGCTTCTTCTTGTCCCACGCCATCTTGGTGGTCTGCTTGAATGCCTCACCGGCGCCGCCGTCAGTGGCCTCGCCGTTGACGAAATACGCGGAGGGAAGCGCGTCGAGCACATTGATGGTCTGCGTCTTGCTGGACATATTCGCCAGTCTGCGGCCCATGCGCAGAACGGCAGATTCAGCGATAGCGCCCTGCATGATCTCGCGGGTTACGGGTTCCGGGATCAGGCCAGAAAGTGCGGAACGATCAATACTTGCCATATTGTTTTCTCCTTTTCGTTACTTGAGTGCGCCGCGAATCAGGTTGTTCATCGCGGCATTGGTGTCAGTTTTCTTTTCACCGCCGCCAACAGCAGCGGACCAGTCAATTTTTACGCCATCCTGAAACGCGGACGGATCGGCGCTGACTTGTTCCTCGTGCCATTTGTCAAACCCATCAAGCGCGCCGTCTTTGATCTCAAGATGCTTTGCTTTCAGGTCTGCCAAATACGCCTTCTCGGCAGCTTTAGAGCTAAACTTCACGCCTTTCTCAGAAAGCGTTTTACGGATAACGTCTGCGTAGTCATAATCGGCAATCTTGGACTTGTAGCCCTCGATCTCCTTTTTGAGTGCGTCCGTTTCCGCGTTGCCGTTTGCTAAAAACTGCTTGTTTTTTTCCACTTCCGCGTCCAGCTTGCTCTGAACAGTCGAAAGTGCCTTTGTGATTCGCCTGTCAAACTCCGCCTTGTAGGTGGGGTCAGCCAGTATTTCATCAAAAGTCCTAATTTCGTCTGCCATTTTTTTATTCTCCTTTATCCCACAGCGTCATTCCCCACTGCGTATTACAACAAAAGAGCCAACCACCGAGAAAACCTCAGTCGTTGGCTCCTATTGCCCTTTCCCGTGCCCAATTACGCGGGAGTTGAATATTTGATTGTTTTCTTAACCTCTAACACGATGTACCCGTCACCCTTGCGCCGGATCTCCGCGTCATTGCCGCGCCGGATAATAGCCTCGATGGCCTGCATCAGTTTATCATCCATTAGCCTACCCCGATTTCTTTCAAATATGCTTCATACTCATAGGGGACGCCAATGTCATAATTCTTGTAGTAATGCAGGAACTCATACGGAAAGGTGAATTTACCGTCCCAAAACATACCTGCGTGAAGTTCTTCGCCAGTAAACATATCAAAACTGGGCAGCGATGTCAGCCCGGCATCGAGGGAGGAAATGTGGCTTAAAATCGCTTCTTTGGGGATACTGTTTTTGTATTTCTTATAGTCTTCAAAATTCTCAATAGAATTCTTGTATGGCAATCCTTTAAAAAAACCGAAATCCATGTCACTTTCTCCTTCCTCTTTGATTTGGGGTAAACGTCAAAATATTTCCTTCCCCATGCGTTCCTACTTTCAGTACGCCAGCACCGGAAATATAAAGCACATCGTCCGGGGCTTTTACTTCAACGCCAAGTGCATTTGCCAGCTCTTCTGCGAAGCAATAATCGTTTTCCATGCGTGCGCCTGTGCTACAAGATAGCAAACGAACTTTCTGGCCGTTCCACCCCTTACTATGCCGAATGACTGCGGCAAGTAAGCGCGGTGACATATTGAGTTTTTTTGTGCCAAATCCGACTGCCGTCTGGCTTCCGTGCATAGCGACGTCAAAATACGTTTTAAGAGGTTTTACCATTTTAACGTTTTCATTCAGCGGGTCACTGTCCGGGAAGCAAGCAAAGCCATTTTCCAGCTTTATTGTACGTCTTTTCACAATAGAATTCAAGTTATCTCTTGCGTCTGCGCCGAAAAACTTGAGAGTGTCGCTATCGTCTTTAGCGTTAGACGCTGCCACTTCCGCCCGATGCGTTTTCATGGCATTTGCCATTTTTAACGTTGCGTCATCCGTGAAATAGACGCGCATCCGCTCCGGTTGCTCCGGCAGGCCAGCTTCCGCGCTGAACGCCTTGTATTTGGCGTTTAACCGCCGTAGCCGTATGTTTACCGCAGTCTCATCTTCATGCAATCCTGCGGCCTTGTAGGCGGCTTTTTCGCGCTTTAGCTTTCTAACGGTCCGCTCAATGCGGCGCTGCATCTGGGTTGCCTCGTATGCCGTGTAATCCTTGCCATCAAACGTGCAGCCGTGGCCATCATCGATGTGTTCCAGCTGTTCATCCGTGTAGGTGCGCTCGGACACGCCCTCAACCCATGGGTACCGCCTGTGGCGGCAGTTGGCTCCTTCTAACCCGTCAACAGCACCCAGGCCGCACACCTCATAGATGCTCGGATAAATATCCCCCGTGCGGACGCTGTAAACACGGCCCTGCCAATCCTTATGCGATGACCACGGTGACGGCCCCGGCTTATCGCGTGCGCCAATATGAGCCGATACTTCAAAGTATGGAGTATCCAGATACTCTGCGGATTGCTCCGTGTATTTAGCACAGATTTGAGATACACCGGTCATTACAGCTCTTCTCACGGCAGCGTCGACATGATCCCGATGACCACTTTCGTAGTTAACCACTTTTAGACCGCTGTCCGCAAGTTCCTTCACAGCTGTTTTAATCGCCTGATTGTAGTTGATTGCACCGCTTTGCAACTGCAACGCTGCGCTGTCAAGCGCCCATTGGTACGCTTTGGCAGGCGGGAGCATCGTGCGCCCAGCGTCCACCAGAAATCCCATGGAAGCAGTTAGGTTGCGGAATGTATCGAGTGTCTGCGCCCTGATCGCCGAAACTTCTACAGCATCAACCAGCGTTTCCGGCTGGGTGATATGCGCAAGGTCGATCAGGTCGGTGTAATACTGTTGGTTCTTTGCGACCACATCGCCCAGCAGCTTGTCCAGCTTCGTTTTGCTGATGCTGGAAGTCTCGCGGATTGCTTTCTTGATTTCCTTTAGGTCGATGCCGTGGGACCGCAGTGCCCGAATATCCTGTACTGTGACCTCGTTAAGCTGATTTGCCAGTTTCAAGCGGCTGCATATCTCGTCGAGTAACGTATCCTCAAGAGCACGGTACAGTTCGGCGAGTTCTTCTGGGAACGCGTCAAGCAGTTCCGGCGTGAACGGATATTTCATTTTGCACCCTCCGCTTCACGATCTCGTCATAGTGCGGCTTCATGCGAATAACATTCCAGTCGCACTCTTCCGGCACTCTGCCGTAGAATATCACCCATTCCGGCGATAGCCGCTTCATCATTTCCTCGTAGCCGCGCAGAAAAAGACGCTTGCTTTCCTTGTTTTGCTGTGTGCCTACCGAACTAACCGCAACAATCCCGCCGACTGGCTCGCCATCAAAGCACCAATCGTAACTGTTCTTGTCGCTCCATGAGATAGAGGGATAAACCGTCATGCCGTGCATCTGCCAATATGCCGCCAACCAGTGCTTGCGATAGTGGTTATATATCTGCATCGCCAGCGGCATATCCGTGTATGTGGAGAAGTCCGGCGCGCACACCGCCGCAAACTGCGTCAGTTTTGGAATGTACTTGTCAGGCGTGTTCCAGTATCGGATGAATTGATAATCATCCACAAAGAAATGCACGATCTTACTCGCCGGGTTTTTCGCCGTGTAATGGTAATTCACGGGGATAAACTCTCCCTGCGGATACGCCTTGACCGGCTCGATCTGCGGAATGTCGTACTTGCCCACGCCGGGGAATATAAACTTGTCGAGATTTTCAAAGTTAATCATACCGGGCGCCATGTACCGCTGCGCTTGTTATTTCTGCGGTATTTCTTGCCGTTTACCGTAACTTCCAACGCGCCGGACTTTTGCGCTGTTACAAAGGCATTGGAAAACGCCTTGTTTTCTGCTGCTTTGCGGTTTTTAGTGGACTGGTCACGCAATTTCCGCATGTAGCTATCCATTTCACCGCGCGCTCTTGCAGCTCTGTCTGCGGCGCTTCCTGTTTTCTGCGCCGTTGTCAGGCGTGCAGGCCCACTTGCATAAGGATTGACTGCTCCTGCCGCCGTTTTGAGCGCCGTTGTTGCGAGAATTGCCATCTGCTTTACGGCGTCTTTCTTTTCAGCGTCCGACAGCTCAAGCCCATTGATCTCAGCAGCGTTGCGCTCAAATGTGCGCCTGATAATATCGCCCATATCAGTGACAGACGCAGCGTTTGCTCGGTTAATATCCTGCTGTGACAAAAACCGCGCAAGGCTCATACCGCGCCCACGCCCAAATTCTCCGGCTCCAATGCCGCCACCAGCTTTGCCTCTGCCGCCCATTACTCTACCTCCTGTTGTCCTTCGGTTGTCATGTCCTGCATCTTCGGCAACGCAGCCTTTGCGGTCGCCTCGTCCTCATTCATCCACTTCATGCGGAACTCCCAGTCGTTCATGATGCCCGCCTGCAAAAGCTGCATATCGCGGGAAAAATCGGTTTGCTTGTCCTCAATTATGCTGTCATCGAAGTCGATGGAGATTTCTACATTTTCGTCAAGCCTTGCATTCATTGCAGTATTCCCAAGCCGGAGAAGAACACGGCACAGCTCAGTCAATGCCTGCTCAAGGATAATTTCATGCTTCTTGATCGTGCGGAACATGGTGCTGTTCTCGCTGATGACCTGCGTGGCAGTCGCTACGCTGCCGCCGTCAAAACGGTAATAGGTTTCACCGAACCCGCATTTGCTGGAAAGCATATTGAGTTGGTCTTGCAGGCCGACATTCAGCGCAGCCGTCCGAAGTTCCGGTGCAACGGTCTCAACAACGCTACCCTGCTGTGTATCTTCCGGGAGAAGGTAAAACCGCCTGTCATTGTCATCCAGTGTCGGTTCACCGTCTTCATACTTTGTCGCTGGCATTTTGACCATCATCATCATAGGGCCGTTTTCAAACTCATTGACGTAGCAGTCGTACGCAGTATCAACGCCGCGAAGAACATCAATGGAATTTGCAAAAACGGAAATGCCAACAGGCAAAAGATAATTGAAGTTGTTTGCAATGTTCGGCTTGTCAATTACAAACTGCCGTTTATTGCTTCCGGTGTATACCACAGGGGGAATATGCTCAAACCCGGAAACATTCTTCAAATCTTCATCGGACAACTGTTCGTTCTGGTATCGGTAAATTCGGTTTTCGATTACATACGTCCCATCATTCGCTCTGCGGTGGATCTGGAAATACACATAATTCTTTCCGTCTCGCGTAACCCTGGAAGTAAAAGCGCAATCATAAATAAAGCCGTTCTGCCATGCAAGTGGGTAAATGTCATGCATCGTGGCATAATCAATCACAATGCTGGACGCGTCACCGGGGATGATCTCTCCGGAATCCGTCACGCCCTGCCCCGTCACGCGGGGTATATATGCCACCGTCCCCAGTGCGGATTTCATCTCCTGCATCTCATTAGCTTTGACTGTGAAATTGTTCTCCGCCAAAACGCGATCGATGAAATCCTGTTCTTTTTTGCCCTCAAGCGTGATTTTGACTTTTTCGTTCATGAGCAGGTTCGCCCAGTCCTCGCAGACCTTTTTCCCCATGCTGAGCGTTGCTCTATTGTGTTTAGTCCACTTGTGGCCGTTATATCTGCGGTACTGGTGGAAGCCCTTCACTTTACCAACGTACCACGATTCCCACAGATCAACTTGCCCATAAAACTCTTCAGAGATCGTTGTATAGCCAAGCTCTTTTAACTTTTGGATAACTGCACTGCTCATGCAATAACTCCCATTCTGCGGCTGACAGGCTCCAACGCATACCGGGTCGCGTCAATCAGGTGGTTGTTCGCGTCTGGGTATCCGCTGATAATGTCACCGTCTTTGTTTCGTTCGTATTCGTATCCAACAAATTCATCGTAAGCGTGCGGTGTGCGTCGCCTATCAATAACAATCGTTCTCCGCTGCAAAAACTTCATGCCATATTCCACAGAACCGGGGCCTTTGACCGCTTCATACGCAGGTAGCCCCATTGCGCGGAGATCAGCAACGCTCTTCGGCTCGGCGCTGTCGCAGATTGTCCTAATGTTGTTATATCCGCGCTGCTTAATCATGGTCGCGCTTTGCTCGTTGGATAATTTGTTTTGGTAAATCTCGTCCAGCAGATAGATGGTCTCTCGCGCCCGATCATAATGCAGCCGGATAAAAGCAAACGGGTCTGGGAACCAGCCGAAGTCCACTCCCTGATAGATGCGGTCGAAACTCTTGACTTCTTCATCGGTAATCTCCCGCAGTTCCAGCTTGTCAAACACATTCCCACCGGTCCCTACCGGGATACCGAGATATTCGTGCTGATATGCTCGCTCGTCCGTCTCTTTCAGGTGTTCCGCTTCTGCAAGAAACTGTTCTCCCAACCACTCAGGCGGTGCTTGCAGATATGTTGATTTGTGGCACAGCCGGTCAGCGCGTTCTTCTAAGCTGTCCTTGTTCGCCCAGTTATCGCGCGAGATCGGCGGGTTATAACTCTCGAAGTTCCAGAACACCGATCCGCCACGCATGGTGGACTGTAAAATGGTTCGGATTTCCGCGCGACCGGCAAACTGGTCTTTCTCTTCAAAGTGCGTCACGGCAATGTAGCCAAACGGCACCTTGATAGACTTGATCTTCATCGGATCATCAGCGCCGCGAAACATGATCTTCTGGCCTGTCGGCTTATAGATCAGCTCCATCGGGGATACTTTCGCTTCCCAATACGCCGCCATGCCCAGCTCGCCGATTGCCCAGATATACTGTGCATACACGCTATCGCGGATTGTATTTGCCACCTTGCGCAACACAAGCGCATGCGTTCCCGGATTGCCAACCAGCAGAAGCGGAACGATAATTGAGACTGTGGAGGATTTCAGCGAACCGCGCCCGCCGCTAAAATCGTAGTACGTGTGACCATGATGGAAAATGTCATGCGCAATGTCATAAAACGCTGGGCCGATTTTCTCGGACAAACGAATATCAGACATCGATAATCACCTTAACAACGGAATCGGCGCTCGTGTTGTCTTGCTTGTCGAACACGCCCGTATGCTTTGCAAGCATTTCGAGTGCCTTTAGCTTGTTCGCATATTTCAGATCGCTTTCTGTGCAATCAGACGCAGGTTTGTCCGCGATTTCTTTAAGTTTCTCAATCACATAATCCTGCGTTACTTCCGTCCTCTTCTGCCTTTCCGCCTTTGCTTTTTGGATAGCAGCTGAAACGTTACTATTCGTAACCAACTGCCTACCTTTCTCGGCGTTCTTATACCCTGCTCTTGCGGCTGCCTGTGTAGCATTCAAATCCACAAGATATTCTTGCACAAATCGCTCTTGCTTTGCTGTTAATGCCACTCATCACCACCTCGCACATTTATTTGCTACCAGCCCCCACCCCTTGGCCTTACATAGCAGACTTTACCCGCCCCGAAGGGCATACACATCTTGCGTGTCCGGATCTCCCCGATTCAAACATGGTACGCAAGATCTTTTTTTATCGGCTCCCGGCTGCGCTGCGCCTTCCTACCAGCCATCAGGAACTTGGCAATTATACCAGCCGCCTAATACTTAGCTTTTTACGCTTCCTCGCCCGCTGGCCGGGATGGTACGGTATTGCAGTCCTGCCCTGCTTTAGCGCTTCGGGGAAAGTCCCCGTCACTCGCTGTGGTCTCCCCTTACGGGGCACCTATGCCGCATATTGTCCGTCTTCCCGCTTAGATTGTCACACGCTACCGGCAACTACGCTCCGAAAAGTCGCAGCCCCTATTCCGTCTGGTCAAACCGGTCTTGACGCATCAAGACAAGCGCAGTTTTCAGCGGGCATTGTCATTTCCATGTGAGCCACGACGAACGGTCTCACATTGTCCGGGTGCTACCCAGCCTCTGGCACAGGCGGTGGGGCTCGGACCCACGACATACCGGCTCACGAAGTCCGGTGCTCTACCGACTGAGCTACGCCTGCATACCCCCGGCGTCCGCCGGGGTCAGGAGGAAAGAAGGGATGGAAAGAATGAGGATACGGATATAACCCCGCACCCTCATTCTCGCACATCTGTTCGTCAACATTCCTCCAAATGGAGGAATTTGAAATATTTATTTTCTGTACAATTAAGTGTTTCGCTCACCCTCGTCCCAGCAGAGCTGGTCAAGGCTGACGTTGTAATACTCAGCGATCTGTTTCAGCTCCGACAGCCCCGGTTCTCGCGTGCCTTGCTCGTACCGTCTCAATGCATCCCGGCTCAGCCCCATCAGTTCGGATGCTACATACCGGCTGACAACCGGGTGCCTGCTTTCTCGAAGCCGCTGCAGCCGTTCCGGGAATGTACTCACATAACCACCTCACATAGCCGGAAATTCTCTACCACGGGGCCGCCCGCCGTTTCTGTCCGCACACTGACAAATCGGCCCTTTGGGTGGATGTAAATTACCTCTCCACGCCGGAACGGATACAGTTGCTCATACGTCAGGTGCTGCCGTTCCAGCTGCGACGGTATGGACTTGAATCTGGCCCGAACCACCTGTCCAAGTTTCATGACTCCTCCATTTCCAGCAGCTTCACCAAGTCCCAGAACTTCCGCGCATCCAGCCCGGTTTCTGTCTTGATCTTCCCAAACCGATAGATCACGCTGCTTTGATGGATATTCATCTCCTTTGCGGTTTTCACGCAATTCATATCATTCTTCGCGTAGATGCGCAGGAGCGATATATCTTCCTTCTGCATAGTTACCTCCCATCAATCACCGTTTAGCCCTCGCAGGATGTCCATTAGAAGTTCAATGCTTTGCGTGGAAATCGCATTGCAATCATTCGTAACATCTTGAGCGCAATTGCATTCAGGCGTGTTCCATTCCGGCTGGTTAAGGCCAAACAGCCCACTTCGAATTTCACAGATTAGCTCACGCATTTTTTTATTACGGTCCTGCAGGACTAAAAGTGATTCGTTCATCCCAACTAATCGGGGTTCCTTCACACAATTCGGCTCATAGGCCGAGTTGCAAGTTGGCGCAACGCCCACGTTCCCATTGTTTGAATTATACATTTTCTTACCTCCTATATTTGATCTTTTTGATTTCCGGGTATCTGGATTCAAAGGGGATCAGCTCCGCCTTCCCGTTGATGATCTGCGCCAGCACCCTGTCCATGTGCACCCGTCGGACGTCCGCCTCCGGGTTCCGGCAGTCCAGCGCCGGTTTGTACTCCCGCTGAACGGCAACCCCGTTATGGGTGATCCGCATGATCCGATCGTAGCCCCAGCCCTCCGTCTGGTGGAGGGCCATCTGGAGCGTGTCCATGGCGAATTGCATCGCCATCGCCGCCCCGGCGTTGAAGGTGGCATCCAGCTCCGCCTCCCGCCGCTGCAAATACCCGGATTGTTTAGCCATCCCCGCCGTCCTTTCTCTCGCCGTCCATCTTCTTGCATGGAGAACAAAACAATCTATCAATCCAAGACACTTTTCCATTTCTACCAGTGGCGCATTTCTTTGACTGACAAGTTTTATTCTTTTTGTGGTAATAAATGCAGTCCTTACACGGATTTCGCATCGCTGTCACCTCCGTCCATCTTGGCCCCGCAGTTGGGGCAGTAATTGCCGTCGTGAACATAGATGGCCATCGCATACGCCTCATGATTACATTGGGAGCACTTCACAAGCTCAAACTGTTCAGAACAGTCCTCGTATCGGCTATGTATCCACCGCCCATGCACCACCGGGGCCACGTCGGCGGCGGGGGCCACGCGAAGCAGTCCAGCCGCAATATCCAAGCCATCACAACGCCCGACTAAATATTGGTTGCTCGCACTGTTATAATACCTGTTTCTGCTGTCAACAATCGCCTTAATCGTTGCTTCCCGCTTAATGTATTCAGCCATCGTCAAAAATCCCCTCCCATACTTCTTCATAACCAGTCTTTTCGTAATCGATTTTCAGACGCTTTTCGCGGATCATGGCGTTCAGCGACCTGACACACGGGCATCCATACGAATTATCCTCACAATAGTCACACATACTGCCGAATCCACAGCACCCAAAAGAGCTACCACCATCTGCACTGTGCCGGTTGCTCCATCTCTGGAAACCATTTTCCCACTTCCGTTTAGCTTTACCTGTGTTGTTACTTGATTGTTTCTCCGATGTGTCATATAACTGCATTTGGTCAGCCATTGTCAGCCCTCCTGCTTCAGCTCTTGCACAGTCTGGTGGATACGCTTTGCGCAGGCAGGGCATATTTCCCTCACATCCACTATGTTCGGGTCGCTTGCGCAGTTGATGTCTGTGTTGTTATCCACGATGACTCTATAAGTGTCCTGAATCTTGAATATTTCTTTTCCGCAAAGATCACAAAAACGCTTCGTCATGTTCTTTCCTCCCTCCCATAAAACGCCTCTAAGTCATCCTGTGCCTTGTCCACGAAATCAGGGCAAGTTACGCACTCCGGCAATGGGGCATCCGTCATGGGGTCAACCCATCCAAGGCAGTAGATGCGGTCTTTCTCGCCGTCGTTCCATTCGTGGGACGGGCGCCCTCTCTTGCCAAACGCACACTTAACCGTTGCCATCCTTCATCGCCTCCAATGCTTTCTCCGCTGCCTCGCGGGTGAGAAACACAGTCTTGCCGATTTCCTCTGGATAAAACTCCCATGCTTCGCCGTTTTCGTCTGTCCCCTTCAGGAATACGGTTTTATAGCCGTCATACCATCCGATGCGGTCTGCGTCATCCAAGGAAATTTCCCTGATCGGTTGCTCTACATAGTCTTTGTCAATTCCCCAGAATAAAACTTGATCCCCAAAGACAACCTCGAGCCAGTCCTTGCACGGCGGTACCACCAGCCGCCCGTCCTTGTCGGCCTCGGCCAGCTCGCGCAAGCGGGTATAACTGCAAATGCTCTCCAAATCAGCAAGGCGCATCAGCTTCAGTGCGATCTCGTCTGCCTTATCTTTCGGCAGGACTTCCTCCGGTGTCAGCCCCGTATCCTCGTAGGCTCCTAACCGCGCAGACAGCTGAGGGACAATACAGCCCTTTGTGCATCCGCCGGGATCATGACAACCTCTTTGGCAGTATTTATCTTGACCGCAGCACTCCCAAGGGTCAAAATTTCGCCAGGCTTTATTCGTCAATCGTTCCATCACTCTACCTCCGGCGGTTCCGGCAGCGGCATCCACGCCAAAGCATGAGCCTTTGTTCCGTTTGCGACTTCACCGCCCCAGCTTCCGTTGATTTGGTAGCCGAGTGCGTAATCTGCAAACATTGCATTAAAGTCTCCATAGCGGAAATATTCACCCCAACACAGCACATTCTGAAAATTCTCCGGCAGCCGCGCCTCCACCGGAATCCACCGGGGCAGCTGCCCCCGCAGCGTCTCAATTTCCTGCTGGAGCGCCGCGATGTGGGTGCTTTGATTCTCCAGCCGGTCAGCGGCTTCTGTCAGATCATCGCACAGGGTAATGGGCGTTTCCCACTGGTTCCCCTCCGCCCATTCAGCGTGCTCACGCAGCGCATTTACGAGGTTTGTATCTCTCATAATCAGTCCTCCAATTCCCCGCCGCAGGCAGCGTAACCGGCGAGGTCAATCCAGTTATCTGCTTTGCCGTGGCCGGTGGCGATGCGGGCCAGCTTAAATAGACACATCATAGCCCCCACGTCAGCGCCGGTGATACAGACGTCGCCGTCCGGGTTGACGCATTTCTGCCGCAGATACGGCTCCCACAGGGCCGCGATCATGTTAAAAGACGTTTCCGGGCTGCCGTAATCCTGGTCCCGGTCTCCGCACACGCACTGCTTGGCAGCGGCTAAAATCTCTTCACGGGTCATTCCTCCACCTCCTGCATCCAGAACTCGCGGCGACAAATATCACAGCCTCTTCCAGTCGGGCAATGCCCGCGTAACGCTGTATCAACAAGGCATGGGTCTAAAGCAACGTTATGTGTGTTCGTATATATTGGCGCATTTGGAAACAGCTTCAAGAACTCGCTCTGGCGGGTTTTGATGGGGTGCTCGGCGGCCCACTGTTCCACGATAGCAACCATCTTTTCTGGGTCTTTCGGTTCACCCAGCTTATAGCACTGCGAAACCCCCTTGTATGCGGCGCAGTTTTCGCAGGTCATTTCGCCAGTTTGATTTGCCTCGCACATCCGTGCTCTTTCCTTCAAGAAATTTACAGCATCCATCATTCTGCCTCCTCAATTTCCACGCGGATCGTATCTCCGCTCCAAAATTTGTGTTCCACGGCACGGAACCACTCAGGGTTGTCATCCGGCAGTATGTAGCCCTTCATCGCGTCTACAAAGGCTTTGCCCAGCGCGCCGTGATTGTCAACGTCCAAATTGTCATTCCAGAAAAACGTCACCTTGACGGGGTGATTTACCAGACGTTTTGTAATTCCTGCTTTGCGCATCGCCCAGTGGGCCAAGGTATGCAGCTCTTCCGCGTCCTTCTTCCGCTACGACCAGTGCTTACCGGCGTAATACGCGTTCAGACCAAACCGCTTGTTCCACGCAGCTTTGCCACGTTTTGTTGCCGGATAAGGGATCTCAAATGCAATCACCGCTTTTCCTCCTTGCCGTTGGTAATGACACTGACCACCCGGACACGGCCCAGAGGCTCCAGCAGCATGGCCACCGCCTCCTTCGTGCCCTGCGTGTCCTCGCCGTAAATGTCAACTACGATCCGCATCATTTCCCAGATCACCATCCAATTCCAGGTACGGCTGGAAAGAGCGCATTTTCTTGCCGCACCTTGCGCACTTGTAGTTATACATGGCATCGCAGCCGCCTGTTCCATCGTAGCTGTAATCAACGCCGGTGCGTTTCCAGTCATGCTGCTCGCATGGGCAAAGCCGCTCTTCCAGCTCTGCCACGCGATAACTCAGCCGGACTATTTCTGCTTTCAAGCGCTTATTTCCAAACATTTTTCAATCATCCCCTCCTGAATTTTGGGCAGGCACGGACGCTGAAAGATTTCTCTACAAACTTCCCGCTGACCGTCCGTGTTGTTGGAATTGCATCCCATCCCGGAACCGGTTCAAACCGCGCCGACCACTCGCAACCGCCGTATACATTGGCGCAGTTCCAACAAAGCTGCTGAGACTGGTACGTCACCTCCGGCGTCCTTGCCGCCTTCCATCTCCGGCATGGGCGCATCAGCTCGGCCAGCTTAAAATCTCCCGCCATCACACATACCCCCAAGCGTCCTCGCATTTGCTGCCGGGGCCTTTTGCGCCCTTGCGGCAACCGCGATCTTGTTCTTTCGCCAACCAGCGGGTAATGAATCCGCGCACACCACGCGCCGTTTTCCGCTTCGCCGGGTTATTCAGGCACCATTCCCGCATCTCCCGCAACTGCTGTATCACATCGACAGCAGGGTACACACCCGCCCATTCCTGGCATTGCGCCTGAGACACCGGATATTCAGTGCCGTCATTGAGGGGGATGGAAACCACCGGCGGGGATGCCGTTTGCGGCTCGCCGCCTACTTCTTCTGGATTCTGGATTCTGGATTCTGGATTCTGGATTGGATTACGGGCGCATTTGCTTTCACCTGCTTGCAATTGATTGCAATTGATTTCAGATGTAATCAATCCGTCAGCAGGTGCCGGGAATTTGCTTACTTTGTTCCTCACCTTCTGGTGTTCGCTCCAGTTTGGAAAACATAGGTACGGTTCTCCGTCAACTTCATAGAGGATCACAGAGCCTATGGTCGCCAATTCTGCAAGCGTCTTACTGATCGTTCCCTCAGTCACACCTTTTCTGCGGGGGAATACAAAGCCTTTGAGCAATTCCGGGTCTGCGCTGCCGCGCCCATAATCATCAACATAGGTGATCAGGTACGCCCACAATCGGAATTGGAAATCCGACATTGCGTTGATGCTTTTGCTCGTCCTGATGCTATCCTTGATGATCCTGTTCGGCATATACCCACCGCCTTAGAACGGAAGGTCGCCATCATCCTCGATCTCACTGAAACCGCCCTGCGGTTCGCTCTGCACCGTGCCCCCACCATCCCGCTTGGAATCGCTAAAGTACACGCTGTCGGCCACAATCTCAGCGGTGCGGCGCTTGTTGCCGTCCTTGTCAGTCCAGTCACGAAGCTGCAAGCGGCCCTCCACAACGGCCATGCGGCCCTTAGAGAAATACTTGCTCACAAATTCGGCGGTGTTGCGCCATGCCACCACATCGATGAAATCCGTTTCCTTCTCACCAGACTGAGTTTTGAAGTCCCGATCCACCGCCACGGCGAAGGAGGTTACAGCGTTGCCGCTGTTGGTGCGGCGCAATTCAGGGTCACGGGTCATCCGGCCCATCACAATAATTCTGTTCAGCATGAAATAGCTCCCTTTCTGTAAATCATGTCCTCCCGGTTCCAATCCGGGTAAAATGCTTTCATGTGCGCCACCAGCCGCACGTAGATGCGCTCGCGGTCTCGTAATGGCCCCTCGTCAAATAGGCGGTGGCAGCGGGGGCAGAGGGTTGCGATGTTCTGTTCAATTCCTCTGCCGCCCTGCGAACGCCGTACCACATGGGCCACCGGCGCACCTGCGGGAGACCCGCAGATCACGCACTGGTGATTGTCCCGCGCCCATACCACAACTTTCACGGATTGCGGAATGGACGTGGCCTTTGTCATTTTGTGCATCCCCATTCCTCCATCATCCCTGCCAGCTTGTCCGGAGGCAGGGTCTCAATGTCTTGCTCCTGGCAGTCCTGCACCGCCATATCGATCAAATGTGACATTTGCCGGGTGTTGTAGGTGCTGGAGCCGTAATACAAAATCACGTTGGTGCAGCCGGGGATCCTGCTTGCCATGGTATCCGTCTGCCAGCCCAGCCCATTGTGTTCCCACCCGTTCCGCAGCTTTTCCACGGCTGAATCGATCACGCAGACCATTTCATGGTTCCCGCCTATCTCTCGGATATACCGTCGGTAGATTTCCGTTTTGGGAATCCGCAGCTTTTCAGCCAGCCGGTCAACCAGAACCCAGAAGTACGCATTCGCGTCGAGGCTCCGCTTCTCCCGGTGTTCCTTGATCTCCACGTCATAGAGCTTTCCATCTTTCAGCGCATCAAGCACCTGTCGCGCCTTGTTGGTCTGGATGCACAGCCAGTCACCGGCGGCATCCATCGTCCAGCGGAACGATGTGGCTTTAACCTGCTGCATCGTTGGCCTCCTTGGCCTCGGCTACGCACTTTTCGCACAGCGCATAGCCGTATAGTTGCTTCGCTCTTGCCGCCAGACGCGCCGCCTTCACCGTTGCCCTGCCGTCAAAGTAGTCCATCACCTGACCGCCGCAGCGCTCACAGATAACAGTAGCGTCACCCTGCGGGGGCAATCTGTACCCCGGCTTCTGCTTGGGCGGAATGGCCGCTTTCTGGGGCCGCTGCTGGGGTTCTGTGCCACGGTCATACTTGGTGCTGTCCTTATCCCAGTACACATCCGCACCAAAGCCAAGCGCCTTGCAGGCCACGGAAATTGCGTCCGTGAGGGCCATCTTAAAGCATTCGTCCGAGGTATACAGCCCGTTCCGCTCGCTTGCTACAAAGGCACTGCCGCCGGTGCCGGGTATAGCTTCCGACCACGCTCCGTCTACCTTGACAAACAGGTCGATGTCCAGAAATGCGGCAACCTCGTTGTTGGCCCCCTGCTCCAACCGCTTGTCCGTGATAACATACTTCCAGCCGATTCCGCAGGGGCCGAACTGCTCCGTCAGCGCTTTGATGCGCCACATGGGGTTGATATCGGTCTTACCCTTCAACCGCCCCGCCTGAATGGACCGCTTGGCGGCCTCCGGCACCTGCCGAACCCGCTCATAAATCCCCAGATTCTCCATGTTCATCCTCCAAATTCAGCGGGCAATACATCCCGCGACCTTTTGAATCAAGCAGGTACTCGCCCGTTCTCCGGCATTGGAGCCGGGAATAGGTTTCCAGCATGGGGCACAGCGCACAGCACACATGCCCCTCTGGGAAATTAATATCCACGGTCGCCCGTGTGTAGAATAAACAGCTATTGCCCATTTGCCCTCCTGTAAACTCCATAGGCGATTGTCTCGCCGTCTTTGTTCTTCTTGATGACCGTTTCCTTAGTCAGCTCAACGCCAGCCTTCCGCAGGTCGGAAATCCGCGCTGTAAAGTTGGCGATGCGCAGTTTGCTCATACCCTCCATCGTGGTAATGCTCCCGTGCTTATCCAAATAAGCCAGAATCTTTTCGCACTGCGTCATATCAGTCCTCCGGGATATCAATAACCCCAATACCCATTGCTTCTGCAACCGCCTCCGGGTCTTTATCAAGCTCTTTCAGCAACCATTCCAGTTGCTCCTGCATATCATCCTTGAAGCATCGAGCACAGTAGACTTCACGGTTGACCACGAATCCCGGAGCCACGTCCACATGCAATTTCGGATTTATAACGGTTGAACATTTTTCGCACACCGGGTAAACCTTTCTTTTCATTTCCACGCATCCCCTCTCTTCCACGCTTTCGTGGCGTTGGATTGCTGGGCATAACCAGCTGTGATAGCACCGCAGGAGGAACACCGTACATAGTGCTTAAACGGTGCGTCCGTGGACTGCACACGCTCACCGCTGTCCATGCCGCATACCGGGCAGAGACTCAGCGGATGGCGCTCATGCCGGTTCTTTCTGTTCATCGCGCGCTCACCACCATATACGCAATGGTGATCAGCAGCAGGGCCAGAAAACTCATAAAGCCAATCCATGCGGAGGCGTCCGCCTTCCGCTGCTCTCTGGTGCACCGTTCATGCTTTCTCATGCGGGTCCCCTCCTTCAATCAGGTCAACGATTTTGAATACCCAAGTTGCCGCATACGCCACGCCCAGGTTCATAAAAAACAGGTTCCAGCTCATTGTTTGATGTCCCCCTCTTTGGTGTAAACACCGTCAAACTCAAGGCCATGCTCCCTCGACCAGATCTTGCCGAACTCCGTCATGATCTTTACCGGGTCAGGCGGAGACACCCAGATCACCCGGTATTCGATTTTTCGTTTCTTCGCCATTGCCTTTTCCTTTCCCCTGTGCTAAAATAGCCACAGGATACATATCTGAGCCTAAGATTTGTTCCGCCGCCCTGCCCGGTCTGCAACACCGGACGGGGCATTTTTTATACTTCGTTTCATACGCTTCTTAGCCGCGCTCATCGATTCCATTGCTATGCCTTGCCCAGCGTCTCTCTGCCATACCGTTGCTGTTCTTAGCGATACGGCACTTCGCTATTCCACCGCCATTCTCATCTAAGCATTTCCTACGCTTTTCTTTGCATTTCTCTTCCTTGGCTTTGCGCTGAATTGCTCCTCTGTGCGTTGCCTTTGCATAGCAAATCACTGCATTTCCGTTGCTACGTCAAGCATTGCTGTGCTACGCCATTACGCTGCGATTCTGTACTGTTCTGAACCATTCCATTGCATTGCCTTGCGCATCTGTGCATTGCCGTTGCAGCTCAATACCTGTCTATTCCTTTGCGACGCCTATCGCATCTAAGCCCTTCCGTTGCTTTGCGGAACGAGCCGTGGCCTTTCCTTTGCTGCGCTTCGCCTTGCTGTTCCGTGGCAATGCCTGGCGATGCCCAACCGTTCCGTCGCGTTACTGGATCTCCTCCCATGTGAATCGGCCTTTGCCACTGTTCCGCCACTGCCCGATACCGGAGTACCGGCCATAGTCCAGCCATTCCCGGACGGCCTTCTCGTGATCGTCGCTGAGGCAGACCACCCGGAACTCGCAGGTAGCACCTGCGGGGATTTCCTCGCTCATGGCAAGGCTGACGCGTTCGCCCTGCGCCGTCTGCGCTCTCAGGGGGCGCTGGCACTCGCCAATGGTGCCGTCGAACTCCAGCGGGATCACACGAGGCTCCGGGAAGATCAGCTTATCAATCTCCTTCTTGTAAGCCTTGATCTTCTCGGACGCGGTTCCTTTGACTTTTCTGAGACCGCCGCAGGTATCCTTGAAAAAGCCTTTGATCTGGTAGTCATACAGGAACGGGGTGCCGTCCTCCATCCGGGGGAACACAGTCATGGCCTTCTCGGCCACGGCATCAGCGCCTAGCGCGGCAACTTCGTCCTCAACGCTTAAAGCGTCCGGGGATTTGGAACCGATAAACTCCCGATATACGTCTGGGTTTGCAGGGCTTGTTCCAAGGATGGGTTCCGTAAATGTGATCCGTACCTTAATTTCCTTCATTCCTTTTTCCTCCTGTTATTGCTCACTGCTGGGTTCGAACAGTTCGTTCACCGTCACGCCGTACATCCTTGCCAGCTTCTTGTGGTACTTCCGTGCCGGTCGCCAGTCGCCCAGCTCCCAATGCGTCACACAGGACAAGTCCACATTCAGTTTCTTTGCTACCTGTGCACGGGTCAGGCTGGAACGTTCTCGAAGTTCCTTCAATGCCAAGTCATGTGCCCTCCTTTCGGTGTGAGAAATCATTGACTGCGGCAGAAATATGTGGTATGGTAAGCATGGGAGTTAAACTACGCGCCAAATGGCGTACTCTGTTGCAGAGGGGTATTCCATTTAGCAAACGAGTTCGCTTCCAACCGCTCCGAAGTTTGTTGCAGAGACTTCGGGGCGGTTTTTTATCTCTGCCGCAGTCAATGTGAGTTTTCACTTGACAAACGAAACCGCCGCCGCTATCATGTAAGTGTCAGCCAACAAAATATCGTCTATGGAACCCGCAAAAAGGATTTTTCTTTGGGGGTCTGGTTTTTTGTTGTCTCTATGATAACTCACGAGATTATTATAGCTTACATTTTGTGTGTTGTAAAGCCAAACACGACCATTTTGTTGGTTTTTGTGGAATTGCACAAAAATACATCTATTTTTTGGTAGATATGCTTTTAGACATTGACTTAATTCTTGCGCGGCCTAAAGGGCCGAATAACCCGTATGCCTATTATCCAGAACAGTATGAACAAAATTCATCACAAAGCATTATTGCGGCGAACTACAAATATGATTTAACTCGTTTTTCGCAACATGAAGCGGATGTCGTCAGGAAAGTGCTGTCTATCGTTAAAACAAAGTACCCTGCGGAATTTCAGTCTCTTGGGCTTGTGAACGAGGCGTATGTAATAAAGTACAAGCCCCGATACGTACTTTTTGAAATTGCCGTAACAAAATATAGAAATTCGGCATCGGCTTTTGATAAATTCGCGGTTGCTTATGCGTTTGCGAACAAAGGAGCTGATTTTAGGCTTGCTGCAATCGGAGCGTTTGAAGAAGCAATCGGAAAAATACCATTTACTGTTTTAGATAAATTTGCATCGTTAGACTTTACATTTACATGCAATATGTTTTCCAAGTTATACGAGCAAGAGTGGGAATTTGACAACGCCATATTTTGGTTAAAAAAGGCGATTCGCCGTGGTGGATTAAACAGCAAGTATTTCGCTGAGAGAATCAATAAAATAAAGAAAAGAAAAATTGACGTAATCAGGAACAACAAGCACAAGCGGAATAGACGGATATCTGTTGAAAACGAAAAATTTGAGCATGACGTACACGCTGCTGCATTACGATTTATTCAGGAGTAGATATGCCAAAAAGAGATACAGTCCAACCAAACGTAGATTCGATAGCAGAAAAAGTTTCGGCTAAAAGCTGGAGCGAAGCATCATTTTCGAAAATGATCGGGAAACACAAGAGGTGGTTAAGTGAAGTAAGGCGTGGGAAAAATCTCCCATCCCCAGAAGAAGCCGCACGGATATGTCAGCTTCTTAAAGCTACTCCCGACGAAATTTTGTTGCGCGAGGGGGAAACCCCAGAAGCAACCGCAAAGTGCTTAGAGAATATTGAGACGGTGCGGAAACTGGTCGAGGCTGAGGGCATAAAAGAAACCCCCGATCCGAAGATCGAGGGCGTGAGCGCGGAAGCGCAGGAAATATTAGATTATATCCGGGACGCGACACCCGCCGAACTGGCGGAAGTATGCCGGTATATCGGGTATCTGAAAAGCAAGAGGGGCACGGAATGAAACTGAACCCAGATTGCTTGCGGGATATTATGCTTTTGGTCGAAGATCGTATTTCCGTTGAAACTGCGGTTGAAAATCCAAATGGGCTAAGAAAATTTAGCTATGTCAGCATTCCCTGTTTGGTGCGCTTGCTTTCTGGCAGCTATTCAAGAGAAGAGATCATATATCATGTTGTACAGCTTTCAGAAAGCGGATACTTAAAAACAGATTTTTCCTTTGCAACAAGCGAAATGTTTGGATATTTTTACTTGAATACAATTTATCACATCACGCCAAAAGGCCATGACTTTATCGCAAACATCGAGGGAAAAGAAAGCTGGGCAAAAACCAGCGCTGTTTTAAAATCCTTAAAGTCAATATCTCTATCGGTAATTGAAACGGTGGCAAATGGCATCACTTCGGCCATAGTAAATCAATACATTGCAGGCTTTCAGGCATAATACTGTACCCGCCGTCATTATTGGCGGTTACAGAAATGGGAGCGCTCTTGAATGCTCCTTGCTTTAGCGTTTCATAGTTGCTGCATTTAATAGCCTCCGCCAAACAGTCCGGAACAAGTGTAGCGCATTCCGCCGAAATGCCAGACGCTTCCAATACGTTGAGACACGCGTTTACGGCTTTAAGAACGTTGGGATTTTCATACCACAATTGATTATACACCATCGTTTTCTCCTTTAATCATTCGCAGCAATTCTACCTGTTCCTCTTGCGGCAAAAGCAGTACGGCATGCATCAGTTTGTAGCGAATTTCTTCAAGCTGTTCTGTTGCCATTATATCACAGTTTGCCGGTAAATCCAACATCTATGTATCCTCCGTTCATCATTTGTGAACAGAACGTCTGTTCGCTTATTATAGCACACCACCATGATTTTGCAACCGCAAGATATGGGGGCATGACGGTTGACCGCGCATATTGAATATTTACATATACCCATATAAAAGAATGAAAGGAGCTTCGCTATGGTTTGCCCTAATTGCGGAAGTGAAAATGTAACAATCTCTATGGAGCAAGTGTCAAGTAAAACCAAAAAGCACGGGAACGGTATCGGAGGCCATATCAACAATGCTGCTCGCGGCTTGATGGCGGTATCAACCCTTGGCATGTCTAATCTCGTGTGGAAGAAAAGCAAAGGTGGCGAAAAGACCGTTGTAAAAAATCAAAAGATTTGCCTTTGCCAGAATTGCGGAAACTCTTGGGAAATAAAGTAAGTGAAAAAACCGGCCCCGCCGCCTCTGCAACAAACGGCGGGGGCCGGAGGGCAAGCCTTGGGGGGATTGGCTTGCCGTGATGTAACCATAGCAGAAATAGGTTGGGCAGCGCAATGCCAGAACCTTAGAAACAGGCAGTATACTACCGAACCAGATTTGAGATTGCGTCTGCCCATATCTTACAAACTTAATACAGGAGGCCGATTTTTTTGACGATCCAAGACCTATGCCGCGAAAAAAGAGCCGCCCTCAACATGACGGCTCAGGACATTGCCGACGCATCTAATGTGCCCCTGTCCACAGTCAACAACTTCTTTGCTAACTCATCCAAAGCACCGTCTATTAACACTGTGGGGCCAATTTGCGCTGTTTTAGGCATCTCCTTAGATGAATTTTTCGGTATAGGTGATCACTATACGGCAACAGAAGAAACCCTCCAGGCGGAGAAAGTCGGCCTCGAAAAGCATTTGTCCAGCAAACGGCAGATCATTACGATGATGGAGCAGGGCGTGAAAACCCGGAACCGCATCATTGCCGCTTTGCTGGTTTTATTGTTTTTCTCCATATCCTATGCGTTGTACCTTGATTTCAATTGTATCCAAATGGGCTTCTGGAGGGGATAGCATGTGCCAAAAAATAGTGGTCACTCTACCAAATAATCTACGCATCCGTGTAGCACTGTACATCAGGGTATCGACCGAAGAACAGGCGAAGCACGGACTGTCACTGGCAGACCAGCGGGAGGCCCTGACGGACTATGCCGCAGCACACAACATGGAGGTGGTGGGCATTTACGAGGACGCCGGAATTAGCGCCAGAAAGCCGTATAAAAAGCGTCCGGCCTTGCTGCGTCTGCTTGATGATTGCCGCGCCGGGAAAATCGACACCATCCTTTTTGTCAAGCTGGATAGGTGGTTTCGGAATGTGGCGGGGTACTACGCCGTGCAAGAGGTTCTCGACAAAAATCATGTAGATTGGCAGGCCATCAGAGAGGACTACGAAACGCGGACTGCATCAGGGCGATTGAAGGTCAATATTATGTTGTCGGTAGCGCAGGACGAAGCTGACCGTACATCGGAGCGCATTAAGGCCATCAACGAAGGCAAGAGGGCAAAGGGCCAGCCAACCAACGGGAAAACTCCCATCGGAATCTGCGTGAAGAACCGGCGCTACGCCATTGATGAAGAAACCGCCGCCGCGGCGCGAGATATGTTCCCAGCCTTTATACGGCTGCAAAGCATCCTTGCACTAAGGCGGTATATGGCAACAGAGTGGGGGATCAAACGCTCGTACAACAAATACAAGGATGCGTTGAGAAGCCGCCTGTACTTAGGTGAGGCGTTCGGCGTGGAAAACGCATTGCCCGCACTCGTCGATCGAGAAACCTTCGACCTTGCTGGGAAAATCTTGGAACGGCGAAGCCAGCGGAACGCCAGTGCGGATCGAATATATTTGTTTACCGGAATTCTCCGTTGCCGGGAGTGCGGTAGAAATATGCAGCCGGAGACTGTAAAGCAGGTGTACAAGTACTACCGATGCAGAACGCACACACTTGACCCAGCCGACTGCCCGCACATCCTCAGAATCCGAGAAGATGTGCTTGAGGATTACCTTCTGAGGGAATTTGAGGGGATCGCAAAAAAATATTACTCCAAATCAAAAACCGCAGAAAAAAAGCCGCCCAAAACGGCGGAGCAAATCAAGCGGAAAATGCAAAAACTGAAAGACCTGTATCTGTCGGATTTGATTGAAATCGAAGAATACAAAAAAGACTATACGGAATTGAAACAGCAGCTCGCGGCAATAAACCCGGAGCCTATAAAAGAATTTGACCTTGAAACATTACGGCGGGAATTGAAGGAATATCCTGATTTAGACCGGCAGGCAAAAAAGGAATTCTGGGTACGCACAATCCAGCGCATCGACGCAGACAATGACGGTGCGTTTTTTGTAACGCCAAGTTAGTCTTATTTTCATGTCGCAACACTAAC